GTTAGCTAAAAAAAGAGAACTTGCGAAAGCAAAAAAGTATTTCAATGAACAAAAAGGTAAATATAAAGTTCCTCTTGAGTCAAGTGGGAGTGGATTATCTGATACGGACAAAGAAACTTTAAATGCTTATAAAAGTTATATTGAGGAATCTAAAACTGTAAATGAAGCAAACCAAAAAAAGTATGATTGGTTTCTCAAAAAAACCGATGAGGTTTTTAGCAATGAGTTCAAAGGTTTTGAATTTAGTGTTGGAGAAAAGCAATTAACTTATAAGCCAGGTGATGCTGCTGAATTGAAAAGCCGTCAAGCAGACGTAAATAACTTTGTAAAGAAATTTATGGATGATAACGGAATGATTAAAGATGCTAAAGGTTATCACAGGTCTTTAGCTATAGCAATGAACCCGGAAAAATTTGCTCAGTTTTTTTACGACCAAGGAGTTGCTAATACTGTAGATGATGTTACTAAAAAATCAAAAAACATCAATATGGATATTAGAAATTCACAACAAACGGTTGTAAAAGATGGGTTAAAAATTAGAGCGGTTGGCGACACAAGTAGTGGTAGAGGACTTAAAATAAAAAGTATAAAAAGAGTATAAACATTAAAAATAAATAAAAAATTATGTCAGTATTATCAAGCCCAACATTTGCATTACAGCCGAGTGCTCAAAAGCAAGTGTTGTCAACAAACTACATAACTAACTTTGATTTCTTGACTCAGTATTTACCAGATACTTATGAGAAAGAATTTGAGCGTTATGGAAATAGAACAATCGCATCTTTCCTAAGAATGGTAGGTGCAGAAATGCCAACTAACTCAGATATGATAAAGTGGGCAGAGCAAGGAAGATTACATATTAAATACACAAACTGTACGTCAGGAACAGCTCAAGGAGCTAACGCAGTAGCTACATATACTATTAACGATGCATTTGATCCAACTTTATCAACAGGTGTTACTACAGCTGGTTTAAGAGTAGGTCAAACAGTTATGATTTCAGATAATGCAGCTGGGTCTACATTATCTAATAAAGGAGTTATTATTGGAGCTCCAGGAGGTACAACTATAGGTGGTGTAGCATTAGCAGGTAATGAGTTTGAAGTAGCTTACTACGAAGTAACTCAGGCCGTTCCACAAACAGCTTGTACTGTATTTATATATGGTTCTGAATTTGCAAAAGGAACAGCAGGTATGTCAGGTTCATTAGAAGCTGATGACTTTATCTTCCAAAATAAGCCAATCATTTTAAAGGATACTTACGAAGTAAGTGGTTCTGATATGGCTCAAATTGGATGGGTTGAAGTTACAACAGAAAATGGAGCTAACGGATACCTATGGTACTTAAAGTCTGAGCATGAAACAAGATTACGTTTTGAAGACTACATGGAAACAGCAATGATTGAAACGGTTCCAGCAGCTAATACATCGCAAGCACAAGTAAATCTTGTAAGCGGTACTCCATTAGCTAATGATGACCAAGCTGGTTCTGAAGGTCTTTTCTATGTTGTTAATGACAGAGGAAATGTATGGGGTGGAGGAAACCCTACAACTTTAGCTGGATTTGACTCAGTAATTCAAAGACTTGACAAGCAAGGAGCAATAGAAGAAAATGTTTTATTTGTAAACAGAAACTTCTCATTTGATATAGATGATATGTTAGCAGCACAAAACTCTTACGGAGCTGGTGGTACTTCATACGGTCTATTTGATAATGATGCAGACATGGCTTTAAATCTTGGCTTTACAGGATTCCGTAGAGGTTATGACTTTTACAAGTCTGACTGGAAATACCTAAATGATCCTACAATGAGAGGAGGTATAACTGGAGGAAAAATTAGCGGTATATTAGTACCTGCTGGTTCAACTACTGTTTATGACCAAATTTTAGGTAAAAATGCTAAGAGACCATTCTTGCACGTTAGATATAGAGCTTCTGAAACTGAAGATAGAAGATATAAAACTTGGATCACTGGTTCTGCTGGTGGAGCAATGTCATCAGACGTTGATAAAATGCAAGTTAACTTCTTATCAGAAAGAGCATTATGTACTTTAGGTGCAAACAATTTCTTCTTATTCAAAGACTAAGAATAAATAATTAATTTAGGGGAGGCGAAAGGCATACATGCAAAAGTTCTCTTAGTAACCTCCCCTTTTTTTTAACTTTAATAAATTATAATAAAATGAAAAAACAAAATTTTACAAGTAAGACGTATAGGCTTACCAGAGGGCAAAGACCTTTATCCTATACAATTCCCTCAAGAAACACATCTCGTTCACCTCTTTTATATTTTGATGAAGAAACTGGTACTAATAGACCATTAAGATATGCAAGAAATCAAAAAAGTCCTTTTGAAGATGAGCAAGATGGTAATGCAATATTAGAACCAGTAGTATTTGAAGATGGTATGTTATATGTAGACAGATCAAATCAGGTATTGCAAGAATTTTTACATTATCACCCACATAATGGACAGGTATTTGAAATAGTTGATGCTGAAGCTGATGCTGCTCAAGATTTAGAAGAAGCAACTATGGAGCTTAACGCTCAAGTATTAGCAATGGAATTACCAATAGAAAAAATGATTACGGTAGCCAGAGCTTTTTTAGGTAACTCAGTTGATAAAATGACAAGTTCTGAAATAAAAAGAGATTTGTTAATGTTTGCTAAAACAAGACCTGAAGATTTAATGGCTATAATTAATGACCCTATGTTAGAGCTTCAAGATACAGTTATGAAGATGCAACAAGCTAATTTAATAAAGATAAAAGGTAAAAATGTTTTTTATAATTTAAAAAATAATAAAAAGCAAATGCTTGTAGTTCCTCATAATACAGACCCTTATCTAATTATAGGTACTTTCCTTCAGTCAGACGATGGTTTGCAAATGTTTAAAATATTAAAAAAGGCTTTAAATAAAGATAAATAGATTGTTTATCTTTGTGCTTTATTAACCCTTAATCACATTATTTATTATGGAAAAATTTTTAAATATACCAGTAACAAATGAGCAGAACCAGCTTGTTTCTGTTACTGATGTAAAACTTATAGAGCAGGTGAATACAACCTCAGCTTCTATTGCTTATGGTTCTGGAAAAGTAGCAACAATAACTCATGGTGCTTTGGCAGCAGGTAGTGAAGCTATGAGAGACCAATTACAAGACAGTATGGTAGAGGCCCTTGCGACAGGCTGGACTGCGGTTTCTTTTGATATTGCTCCAGTAGCAGCTGTTTCTGGAATAGCCCTATCGTAATGTACGGATCAATGGATAAATTCGTTGAGGTAAATGTTCAAGATGTCGCAATGACAGGAACCTCTACAGGCGACCAAGCCGG